CCTGCCGATTCTGGACGGCGGAGGTCTGCCGATCTTGGTGACGGCAAACTGGCTCGTGCTGTTCGCCGCCCCGCCGCAAATCGTTCCACGCGGGCCTATTTTCAGCGCCTCGCTGCAATTGAGCGTGCTACCCTAATGGCCGTCATTCCGCTCACAGTCCGCTCGGCGATGTATGCCGAGCACAGCGAGGAATGCGAAGTCGCGCTGGTCACGATTACGCATCCCAATCTCGCCGCGCCTGTGCGCGTCTCGAGCGATCCGACAGCGCGTCTGGGAATAGAACCGCTGCGCTACGGCACGACGAGCCGCGGCAATGAATATGAGCACGTCGTCATGTCGGCGATCGTGCCCGACGATCGCAAAGGAACGCCGCCGCGTGTGGCGCTGGTTTTTGAGAATGTCGGATTCGACGTCGTCGAGGTCGCGCAGTCTTTCACCAACCCCGCGACGGCGTCGATCGAACTCGTGCTGGCCTCGGCGCCCGATACGGTCATTCAAGCCTATCGCGGGTTGCGCATCGTGCGCTGCACGTTCGACGACGCGACGGCGACGTTCGATCTGTCGCGCGAGCCGTTCACGTCGGAGCCGTCGCTGGCGCGTCAAACCAAGAATTTCTGTCCAGGCCTCCATGGTTTAGCGAGCGCATGAACGAAGACCTCATCACCAAAATGCAGACGGCGATCGCAGGATTGCCGACCGAAAAGGTCGCCAGCTTTCATGCGCGCTTTTTGGCCTATCTCGATGCCGGGCTCGGCGACGATCTGCGCGCACTCGGCGATGTCGAGTTTGGCGATTGCGACGCGATGGCGCTGCAGGTCGTCTGGCGCGAGCGCCGCCCCTGATGCACTGGAGCGCCAACTACATCGGCCTGCCGTGGCTTCCGGGCGGGCGCACGCGCGAAGGAGTCGATTGTTATGGTCTCGTAATGCTGGCTTATGCCGAGGTCGCCGGCATTCCGCTGGACCCGCTCAACGGCCTCTATGTCACGGCAGAGGAGCGCGAAGACATCGCGCGCATCGTTGATGGGCAATGCGCGCATGGGCCGTGGGTAAAAGTCGACGCGGGCGATGAACGCGAGCTGGATATCCTGCTGTTCCGTTGTTTCGGGCTGCAAAGCCATGTCGGCGTGGTCTGCGGTCGCGGCCTGATGCTGCATGCGACGGCTGGCAAGGACAGTTCAATCGAGCGATGGGCTGACGGACGATGGTTGCCGAGGCTGATGAGCGCATGGCGTCACAAAGAGTTGGTGTGATTATTTAGGCGGCTCCGGCAGCGGCATCCAATGCGTTGGTTGCGAACCAAAGTCAGTCATCGGCCGGCTCGCCGCTTCGTTATCAAACCAGTCTTTGTCTTCGGTGCTCCAAAAGCCAATCGCAACTTGCTGCCCGGTAGCCCAAAACCCCTCGGGGAACCAAAGCAGCATCCATCTTTCGTCTCTCGGCGCGTTCTCAATTGTTTGCCACTCGCCCATATCAGCCCTCACGGTGATGCTCTGACGTGTCGCAACTCATAGCGCAAAACAGCGGCGCGCGCATCATCGCGCAGCCCTATCTCGACGGCGGCCGGCGTCTCGACGCTGTAGCGCCTGCGGGATCAACGATCTTCGAAATCGTCGCGATCGCGATCCCCAACGTGCCGGAGCCGCTGCTCCCGCATGTGCGCGTTACGATCGGCGAAACGGTCATCCCGCGCGAAATGTGGATGCGTGTGCGGCCGAAGCCGACGACGATCGTCATCGTGCGGGTCGCGCCAGGCAACAGGGGCGCGCTGCGCGCCGCTCTTTCGATCGCGGTTGGCGTCGCCGCGCTCGCCGTCGGGCAGGTCTGGGCTGCGCCTCTCGCCGGCGCGCTCGGGTTCGGCGGCTCGGCTATCGCGACGGGCATTGCGCAAGGCGTGCTGTCCGGCACGGTGCTGCTGGCCGGCACGTTCCTGGTCAATTCGCTCGTGCCGTTGCGCCAGGATCAGGCACAAGGCGCCGGCGTCGCGCAAAGCCCGACATATTCGATCCAGGGCTTTCGCAACGTCGCCAACCCAGACGGTTTTTTCCCCTGCCCGCTCGGCACGGTGCGCTTTGCCCCACCTTACGCGGCGCTGCCCTATACGGAAGTCGCCGGCGGCGAGACCTACATCCGCGCGCTGTTCTTGGTCGGCTATGGGCCGGTCGTCATTCGTGACATCAAGCTCGGCGACACGCCGATCGAGAATTTCAAGGAAGTCGAAGTCGAAGTTCGCGAGGGACTGCCCGGTGACGCCCCGGTCACGCTCTATCCGACGCAGGTTCTTGAAGAGCGCCTGTCCATCGATCTCAACCAAGCCTATGTCGGGACGTTCGGGCCGCATACACGGTTCACGGCATCCGACGCAGAAGACGTCTCGATCGATATCACCTTCGCCAACGGCCTGTTCTGGATGCACACGACCGTCTCCGGGTCAACGTCGGTCACGTCGCCGCTGCCGTTGACGGTGACGATCCGCATTCGAATGAGGCTCAACGGCGTCGGGGCGTGGACGACGGTTGTCGATTGGCCGATCACGGCTTTCACGCAAAAGCCCTATTCCGCCACCTATCGGTGGGTGCTACCGGCGCGGGGCCGCTACGAAATCGAGGTCACGCGCCTCACCGGCGACCTCGACGAACTGAACGCCTTTCAGCAAAACGACCAGTTCGTCTCTGTCTCGCTTTGGTCGGCAATCCGGTCGTTCCGGCCGGAATATCCGATGAACTTCAACCATCCGCTGGCGCTGATTGCTGTCCGCGCACGCGCGACGAAGCAGCTCAACGGCGTCATCGACAATCTGAACTGTGAAGCCTCGCGTGTTTGCCTCGATTGGGACGGTGCGGATTGGGTCGAGCAGGAGACGCAAAATCCGGCGTCGCTACTGCGGTTTTACATGCAGGGGCCGATGATCGCCTACCCGCTTGAGGATGACGAAATCGATCTCGACGGGCTTGCTGACTTTCACGATCACTGCGTCGCCAAGAGCCTGGCTTACAACCGCGTTCACGACTTCGAACAATCGGTGTTCGACGCGTGGAGCGACATTGCGGCGGCGGGGCGCGCGTCTCCGCGCGACGACGGCGAGCGTTGGGGCGTCGTGATCGATCGCGCTCAGACGATCGTGATGCAGCACATTACAGCGCGCAACTCCTGGGGCTTCTCAGGATCTCGGGATTATGTGCGCTTCCCCGACGCCTTTCGGGTCAAATTCTATGACGAGACGAACAGCTATAAAATGGCTGAGCGCGTCGTGCCGTGGCCTGGCTTTGTCGGCACGCCAGTAATCACCGAAAGCATCGAACTCCCCGGTGTCACCGATCCAGATCAAGTCTGGATCGAAGCGCGCCGCCGGCAATATGAGCTGATCCACAGGCGTGACGTCTATTTCGCCACCATGGATTTTGAGGGCGCATGCGCGCGGCGAGGCGACCTCATTCAGTTTAATCATGACGTGCTGACGCGCACGCAAATATCGGCGCGGGTGCGCGCGGTCGACGGCAGCTCAGTGACGCTCGACGAATTCGTCACGATGGAAACCAGCAAGACCTACGCCATCCGCTTTCGCAAACTGCCATCATCTGAAGGCGACGACCTCAGCGTCTTGCGCAGCGTGACGACGGTTGCGGGAGAACACGACACAGTTTTCGTGACAGGCTCCGGCGTGCTGCCGAATGTTGGCGATCTGGCGATGTTTGGCGAGTCCGACAGCGTCACGAAAGAACTGATCGTCCGCGAGGTCGAGGGCGCAGAGGATCTGGCACGCCGTTTCACGCTTGTCGATCACGCGCCGCAGATCGAAACGCTTGCGGATGCGGAAACGCCGCCGGCTTGGAGCGGGCGCGTCGGCGAAGAGATCGGCGCATTCACGCCGTCACTAAAGTTCGATGACCCGCGCAACAGCCAACACGTAACCTTGGGGTGGCCATAAATGGTTGCTGTCGTCACGTCTATAAATATTCTTGACAAGGATAGTGCGCCCAAAGCCATTCGTTCGCTTGATGAAAGCGGCGTTGGCTCGGGGCCGTTCCGCAGCATCGCGCACCCGTCCTACGGCGATCTCGAAAACATCTTCTGGAATTACGCGGCGGGTGCGTCTGGTATCGTCAACACGACCACCGCCGTCACCATCAAAGGCGCATCGGGCGCCGGGCTGCGCAACTACATTACCGCGTTGCAGATCGATGCGGAGGCGCTCGGCACAGCGACGGAAGTCGCAATCCGCGACGGCGCGGGCGGCACGGTGCTATGGCGCATGAAGATCGGCACGGGCGGACTGCTTGCCGGCCGCAGCATCGTCTTCCCAACGCCGCTCAAAGGCACAGCGAACACGCTGCTTGAAATCGTGACGCTGACCGCATCCGGAACGGGCGCTGTTTACGCGAACGCGCAGGGCTTCGTCGCGGCATAATATTGCCAAAATACTAAACCATATGTGGGAAGCAAAAATGACCGAAGGCACGCGCTCGACTGATCTGCCGCTGAAAAGCTCGCTCGACGAGTTTATCGGTCATAAGGACAGCGGCGCGGGCCCGGAGCTTGTTCGCGCCACAAGGTCCGTCGTCGCTGCGCAACTGATGATCGATTCAGGCGTCGCCTTCGCGACCTGGGCGGCGCTCTCCGCGACGACGGGAACCGCCGCTGGACAGCGCGCGGAAGTCTACGGTGACGCGGGAACGCATACGGACCCCGTCGTCGGGGGGACTGTCTCCAACTCCGGAGTGTTTGGATGGTCGACGTCTCCCGCGGGGTGGCGTTGGCTGGCTGTCGATCTCGCGGCGTCGTTTCAAGAGCAGATTGACGCAAAAGCGCCGAAAGCTTCCCCAACGCTAACGGGTTCCCCGAGAGCGCCGACCGCCGCCGCGGGGGATAACTCGACATTGCTCGCGAACACGGCTTTCGTGCAAGGCGAGTTTAGCAAGCATCAGCCATACGAGGCCGCAACACGCCCCGGCGACTCGCCAGGCCTCTACACGAGCGACCATGCCGGCGCGCCTGTCTCTGTCACGCCACTCACGGCAGTGAATGTCGTTGTCGGCGCGGAGGGGCGCTCCTACCGCCTTACGGTTGCTGGCGTCGTCGCTGTTCGCGAGGCGATCTGGGCGATCCCCAACCGGTCTTACAAATTTCGCGCCGCATATCGACGGATCGTTGATCCTTCAGACCCACTCAGCGATGCTGTGCAAACTGGCGTCGCGTGGCTCGACGCGTCGTATGCGATGATCTCTCTCGAAGTCCTCAACAATGACGGTGCGGCGACGGTCGCGAACGGGATTCGCTCGTTTGCTTTCGATCTCTCTGCAGCCCCGAGTGGGGCAAAATTTGCCCGCCCCTATGTGCGCACATTCGGCACAGGGAACACGACCGACGTTGAAGAAATCGCCATCACCGACGTCACCGATCTTTCGTTGGCGTCTTCCTCGAATTATCGCGGCACATGGAACGCGACGACCAACACGCCGACGCTCGTCTCCAGCGTCGGGACCACGGGCGATTACTACGATGTCTCGGTTGCGGGCACGACGTCGATCAATGGCATCAATTCCTGGGCCGTGCGGGACCGCATCAAGTTCAACGGGACTGCATGGGAAAAGCTCGCCAATGACAACGTCACGCCGAACTATCTGAGCGGTGAGGGAATCCTCATTGATCAGGTCGGACAGGATGTCACTGTCGCGATGGATGTCCCGGCGCTGACGAACAATACGAGCGCGCTTGACCCGACGAAATTCTCTCTCGCCGCCTACAACACGGACGCCGCCGAGCATCAGGAGATCGCTTTCGATAAGCTGCCCGGCAACCGCCGGCGGCCGTTCGTCATTCTGGCGATGGGGCAGTCCAACATCGTCCAGGAGCCGGCGTATAGCTGGACGCCGGAACCGAACCTGAAAGTTTGGAATTGGGACGGGACGTATTCAGGGATAGGAACGGCGTTCGCCGCGCTCGACGGGACAAAAGCGAATGTCGTCTGGTCGTTTGCCAATGAAATTGCCAAGCAGCATCCGCATCTCGATGTGAGAGTCGTCAAAATCGCCGTTGGCGGCATGCCGATCGAGCATTTCATTCACGGCGCAAGCTATCTGTTTTCAAGCGACACGTCAGGGTCGTCGCCAGCAAGCGGCTATTTCAAGCTCAACGCTGCGCCAAATCTTGCGACGCAGCTCGTCATTCACCAGCTCGACAAGAACGCGATCGATAAGGGCGGCATCCTCACCGAGACGCTGCTTGGACAGAAGATTTATCTGGTCGACCAGACCAGCGGCGCGACGGCGACATACACCGTATCGCTGGCGGCCGTTTGGGACGATCCCGGCGACAAAATCACCGTTGGCGTCACCTATGTTTCCGGCTCGGGGACGTTCACGAACGGAGACTCCGTGCTCGTGCTTGGCGAGCCAGATATTTGGGCTATCCTGACGAATAATATAACCCCGGCGCTCGCCGCTGCGGGCGTGACGAAAATCGATCAGTTCTATTGGTGGCAGGGAGAAAGCAACGCGCGCGATCCGCGCCGCTATGTCGAAGACTTTACGACGTTTCATACGCAGTTGATCGGTGAATCGTGGTTTGATCCGCAGACGCCGATGATGATTTCTGGCATCACGTCGAATGCTGTCACAGGCAACACAGCGTTTGGTCTGGTCAACTGGTTTCTGCAAAAGTGTGTCGCGCTCGACCCGGACCGTCGCAAGTTTACGTATCCGGCGGCGTTCCCTCAGTCCTATTGGGATAGCGGCGTAGGCTATATCCACATGCTCGCCACCGGCTACATGCTCGCAGGGCAGCAGGCGTTCAACATCTGGCGCGGCAAAGCAGGACGCGGCGCGTTCCCCGGCGCGGTCTATGATACCGATTTAGGCGCGTGGACTTTCAATGGCACGCGCCAGCAGTCGTATTCATTCGATTTCAACCCGTGGCGGTCGACGCCCGACCCCGCGCGCGGCATCATCGCGCGGTTCTATAACGACGCCGCCGGCGCAGCCAACGGCTCTATGATAGGCTTCGGCGCGTCCATCGGCGGCGCATGGGCTCTTGGACAAATTCCCGGCGCCACGTCTTTCGGGATCTACCAGAACCGCACGGCGCTCGCCGACGGGACTTTGCAATATTTTATCTCTAGCGTCGGCCTCCACGGCGTCAATACAGCGTCTCCATTGACGCGCCATTACGTTGAAGACAGCAACCCAGCCCGCGGTATTGTGGGCGGGCTGCGGAACTCTAACGCCTCGTCGTCGACAGGCGCGATGCTCATGGTGAGCGCCGCCGGTCTCGGGACCGGGACATTCGGATTCGACGCAAGCAGTCTTGCCATCTACATCAGCCGATCTACTGTTGGCGACGGAACAAAGGTCTGCGCGTTCTCGGCGAGCGCCGTGCTGCCCGGCGCTGACAACGCCTTTACGCTCGGCAACGGGTCCTTCCGTTGGAGCACAGTTTACGCAGCTACAGGAACGATCAACACCTCTGACGGCCGGATGAAAATGGACGTAGCGCCTAGTGCGCTCGGGCTCGATTTCATCAAGGCGTTGCGGCCGGTTTCCTACCGCTGGATTGAGGGCGGGGCCAAGCAGGTAGAGGTCGAGGACGCCGAGGAATTCGAGGAAATCGAAACCGAGGAGATTGTCGAAAAATACACCGATCACGTCGTTGACAACGGCGTCGCCATCGAGTTCGAGAAAGAGCGCAAAGTCAAGCGCGAAGTAGCCGACCTTGTCCCGGTTGTAGACGCGAGCGGCGCGGTCGTTTACGACATCGAACCAGCGACGGATGACGTCCGAGACGAGAACGGCGACCTCGTCATTGAAGGCACGCCGGAGCGCCGCGTTCAAAGAACGATCGCTGTCCCGCGCATGGTGAAACGCACGCGGACGATTAAGCGAACGGAGATCGTCAAGACTCCGGGCAAGCGCACACATTACGGGTTGATCGCTCAGGAGGTCGCTGAGGCGATCAAGGCCAGCGGCGCCGGCGACTTCGCGGGCCATGTGCTCGACGATGCGTCAAACCCTGACAGCACCCAAGGCCTGCGCTACGACCAATTTATCGCGCCGCTGATCAAGGCCGTGCAGGAACTAAGCGCCAAGGTCGCCGCGCTCGAAGCGAAGCTGCCACAGTAATCGCCGCCGGCGATTCCCGGCGTCACCGCCCATAATGGGAGCGGCCTAGACAATAATGCCCGAAGGATGGACATCTGGGCCGGCATATTGTTACCTGATCCCTGATAACTATAGACGCAGCGAGCGCGCAACCGCGCGGTTGCTTGTGAATTGTTCGGGAAATTACTGATTTTCATGGTGTGTTCAAGAATTCGCGCTCAGAAAAAGGAGGGTCATGAGCAAGTTTGGACCCCCGGTCTAGACAGCCGTCCGATTGTGATTTTCGGAACCGGCCAGTCGAACATGCGCAGAATATTGCCGTCGACCGAGGTCTGGCCGGACAATCTCAGCCTGTGGAATTGGGATCGAACTGAAGCCGGCGTTGGCACGGCTTTCACAGCGCTCGATCCAACCTTGACGAACGTGAGTTGGGCTTTTGCGCGTGAAGTCGCTCTGCGCTTTCCGAACAGGAAGGTCCACCTGATCAACATATCGTGGGGTGGCCAAGCAATTTCGCATTGGATGGTCGACGCTGAATCTCCGGACGTTTTTCAGATCATTCTGAATAACCTTCCCATAGCACTGGCGACCATCGACGCCGATCGAATCGATGCGATGCTGTGGTGGCAGGGTGAGAGCGACGCCGGGCCGTTGCGGAAGCATTATGTCTCGAACTTCGAGACTGTCATGATGCGGTTCAAGGCGCAGAGATGGTTCCCGCGCACGACGCCGATCGTCGTGTTCGGAATAAGCGGGGAGGCTCAGACCGGCGTTGCCGCTTATGGCTATTTCGAGACTAATCTGATGGCTTGCGTAGCCGCCGACCCTGCTCAGCGCATGTATTTGCGAACGGCGGGCTTTCCGCAGGAATATTGGGATCCAGAGGCGTATTACCTGCATATGTTCTCGCGTGGCTACAATATGATGGGGAAGACTGCAGCGCGGTTCTTTCTCTATGACCGCGCGAGATCCACTAGCGCCTGAATCCGCGATCGGTGCCGCGACAGCGGATGGTTCTGGCATTTGGAGCGCTCTGAGATGCCCCGCGCATTCGGCGCGCAGTGAAGATCTGCAAAACCCGAAATCTTACATAATCCGCCGCCGGGCGGCTCCCGGCACCTCCCCGCAAAAGGACTGACAATAATGACCGAAGCCGAACAGGCTGCGCTCACTCTTATTGACGAACAGCAGCCGATGCTCGTGACGTTGCACAACGCCAATGCGGCCAAAGACGCCGAAATCGCTTCCTTGAACGCGCAAATCGCCGCGTTTCAGCAGCCGTCCGATGCCGTCGCGGCCGTCGCGCAGCGCAAAGAATGGTTCGACAGCTTTCGTGCCGCCGCCGCTCCGGCGCCTGCCGAACAGCCTGCGATCGATCCTGCGACGGGACAGCCTGTCGCCTGATCCGCCGCTCTATGAGCCGGAGGCGCGCATGTTTCGCGTCGCTCTATGGACGGTCGCCGCGATGCTGATTGCGGCGCTCGTGCTCAATTGGGCGATCTGATGCACGCGCGCCTCTACCGCGCAAAATTCTGGGCGGCGGCTGTGCTGACCGTCGCCCGGTTCCTCTACCAACTGGCGAGGTCGCGCTGATGTTCCCGCCCGACCAATTCGACTTCGGCATGCGTCTCGTGAAAGCCACCGTCGCGATCTGTGCGGCGGTTTACGGCGCCCGCGTCTTGCTCGCGATCTATCGATCCTTTGGAGGCTGACATGATCGAGCTTTCCTGCGTCGTCGCGCTCGCGATGATCTTCGTCTTCGTCGAGCGCTGGATCGAATTCAACCGCACCTGATGCTTCCCGCCGATCCCGACGCCAAGATCGTCTGGGGCTGCTTCGTCATCGCGCGGCACCGCGAGGGGCTTGGCCTGTCCGATATCGTCGCCGAGGCGCGACGCATGCGCATGCAAATGACCCACGCCGACGTTCTCCACATCCTGCGCCGCTACGTCGATCGCTTCGACAATGACGCGCGGCTTACGAAAGAGAAATCACTATGACCGATTGGGTTAAGGTGCTGCGCGAGATCGCGCCAAAGGGAAAAACGTCAATCATCTCCGGCCTCGCCGCCGCCATGCCGCGCGTGATCGAAATCGCCGCGCTCGGCACGACGCGCCGCCAGGCGCAATTCCTCGCGCAGCTTGCGCACGAGAGCGACGGCTTCCGCACGACGGTCGAATATGCCAGCGGCGCCGCCTATGAGGGCCGCAAGGACCTCGGCAATAACCGCCCGGGCGACGGCAAGCGCTACAAGGGTCGCGGGCTGATTCAGCTCACCGGCAAGGCCAACTATTTCGAGTTCGGGTCGGCGCTCGACGTCGATCTTGTCGCCAATCCCGACACGGCGGCGCGCTTCCCTTATGCGGCGCTTACTGCGGCTCTCTACTGGCGCAAGCGCGCGATCAACGCCGATGCGGACGCCGACGACGTGCGCAACGTCACCAGGAAGATCAACGGCGGCTATAACGGCCTCGCCGCGCGGCAGGCATACCTCAAAGCCGCCAAGCGCGCCCTCGCTGCTCCGCAGGCGAAAGCCGCTCCTTCTGAGGAAGAGGTTACGGCAGCCGAGCTGCGCAAGGCCGGCTCGCGTATTGTTACGGGAGCGGATCAAGTAAAAGGCGGCGTCATCAAGGGGGTAATCTCCGCCGGGACGGCAGTCGGCACCGCCGTTTACAACAATCAGGAACCAGCTCCAGCACCAAGCCCCCTTGATGCGCTTTCGCAGGCCGGCGACATGGCGTCCAAAGTAGGGGATGCGGCTGAAAGCGCAAAAAACATCAAAGACGCCGCCGATTCCGCGCCTCCAATTCTTGCGTGGGCGCAGGCCCACTGGACGTGGATCGTGATCGCGGTCCTATCGCTGGCCTGCCTCTGGTTTATTTGGCGCGCTTACCAAGGCGCAAACCACGTCGTGCGTGCGCGAGTCGACGACGCCAACTCTTCTCTCCGGCTGGGAGGTTGAGGCGCGTGACGCCTGAGCCGGAGACGATAGCACGTATGGTGGCGGGTTTTTGCATCCTCGCCGTCCTGTCTGCGGGCTTCGCGCTACTCGGCTGGCTTCTGCGGCTGTAGGGGCACAAGCGCGTGAACGACGCGAATAGCTCGCTGCGTCTGGGCGGCTGAGAACGAAACCAGAAGAACACGTTTTGTTCTGAAAAATTGGAGACTGATAATGTGCGGAGGCGTTGACCCGCGGCCGTTGCTGCGGACCGGTCTGGGCGTGGCGGTGTGTCTCGCCCTGCTCGCATATCTGATCTGGGGGCGGCCATGATCTGGCTGTTCACCAAAGTCTTCTCGCCGTTTACATCGGTCTTCCACTTCATCGGCGACCATCGCTACGGCGCGATCGCGGCGCTGCTGGTCGTCGCGGCGGGCGCCGCGTGGGTCTATGTCCCTGTCGCCGGGCGCAAGCTCGCCGGCGCGCTCATCGTCGCCGCGGTCGCCGCAGGTTTCTTTGATTGGGGCTACTCCTACCGCGCGGCAATCGATCGCAAAGCATGGGCGGCGGCGGAGGCCGAGCGCGAGCGCATAGGACTGATCGAGCACGCCAGGCGCAATGACGAGATCGCCAAGGCGCGCCGCGAAGCCGAGTTGGCGGAAATAGCGCTCAAATCGCAGCAGGAAGAACACGCAAAATTCCAGCAGGAGATCGAAGATGCTTCTAAGGCCCGCGACGCTGCTCCTTGCCTCGACGCTCCTGGCGTCCTGCGCCTCGACAAAATCGGCGCTCGACGCAAAAAAGCCCGTTGAACTGGCGACGCCCGCCGCGCAACCCCCGCGCGGTTTGGAACGCCCCTGCGCCGGGCCAGCGCGCCTCGCCGATAAGTCGATGAGCGCCGGGGCTGTCGAGCGCCGCTGGGGCAAGGATCGCGTCTCCCTGGTCGATTGCAAGGCGCGGCATGGGGCGCTCGTCACCTGGCGCCGGGCGCGCGACGCCGGACTCGCCGGCCAACCCCTCCCCGAGCCGCCCAAAGAGCAGGAAGAGCCCGCGCCCGTCGCGTCGGCGCCGATCTTCCGCAACCCGCTCGCCGGTCTGTTCGGCGGCCCTGCAACCGAGGAATGAGCTACACGATGCCAACGTCGACCTGCCATAGCCTTTCCAAGATGATCGTGGACAGCATGTTTGAAACCACGTCCGACAAGCTCGCATGGATTGCCGCCGGCGCCGGCGCCGCTGCGCCAGTTTTCGCGGACTACCTGCACGGCATCAACAGCGCGGCGGTTTGGATGGGGCCGCCGCTCGCCGCGATCTTCGTCGCGTCGAAAACGATTTTGGTCTGGGTGCAAATCGCGAAGGAACGGCGGGGCAAGGCGGAT